TTATCTCAAAAACTGGTAAAATTGGAGAAATCTATGAAATCCAAGGTTTGCGAATTGGCTTGCCGTTGGAACCAGTGCGAGGGGTGCACGTGCACGAGAAACGGAAATGGGTAAGGATTGATCCTCCAAAAGAATTAAGTAGATTAAAAAATATATTTGATTGGAGAAACTACCCTGACGAAAATAAAGAGCAGTGGTATGATTTTATAGATGAGGAGTTTAAAAGAAGAGATGAAGGGTTTTGGTTTAATAACGATGGTAAACCCACGTATATAACAGGTACACACTACATGTATCTTCAATGGAGCAAAATTGATGTTGGCGCTCCAGACTTTAGAGAGGCAAATAGATTATTCTATATATTTTGGGAGGCTTGTAAAGCTGACAAAAGGTGTTATGGAATGTGTTACTTAAAGAACAGACGTTCAGGCTTTTCCTTTATGTCATCTGCAGAAACAGTTAACTTAGCCACTCTTGCAAGTGATAGTAGATATGGGATACTTTCTAAAACAGGTGCTGATGCTAAGAAAATGTTTACTGATAAAGTTGTACCTATTAGTATAAACTACCCATTCTTTTTCAAACCGATTCAAGATGGTATGGATCG